CTGTCGGCATCGACATGAAAACTGAAATTAACTGGATTCCTGAGCGAACCTCTTGGTTGAGCAACGGTATGCTGAAAGCTGGCTCTGTCGTGCGCGACGAGGGTGGTCTGGTTAAAGTTCAATACGACAAGACTGCATAAGGAGATACATCATGGCTTTTGCACGAGATGGTTTATGCCGCATTGGCGGTTCAGGAACAGGTGGAAGCACTTGGCAGTATACTTCTACTGATGCCAAAACTGATGTTGATAACGCGGATTATTTTCTTGCGGCTATCAACGAGTTGGCTTTAGGAGATCTTATTATCTGCAAAGATACAAGCACCCCTGCGACTCCAGTAGTAACTATTACTTATATCAAAGCAAATAATGGTACAACCATTACTGCGGCGGCTGGTACTACAATTACAGCATAAGTAATTCGGGGGTCTTCGGGCCCCCTTTATTTAGAGTAATAATATGGCAACTAAAATTGATTTAGTTAGTGCGGCGTTGGTATTAATAGGCGATACACCCATTAACTCATTAATCGGTAACTCACGATCTCAGCAAGTTGCTAATACTCTATACGACAGCATAGTCCAGAATGAGTTGACTAAGCATCGTTGGGGATTTGCTAGGGCTAAGGCTCAATTGGCATTGACTACCGATACGCCAGTTGATCAAGAATGGCAATCAATTTACCAGCTTCCTGCTGATATATTGTTCCTAATTAAGTTATACCCTAGCGTCAACTACCAGATTTATGGCAACAAAGTGTATACCAATAACAATGGCCCACTTTATTGCGACTATATTTACAATGTTCCTGAAGCAAACTGGCCGTCTTATTTTTCCAAGATGATCGAGTATGCGCTTGCTAAAGACTTTGCTACTAGCATCCGAGATAGCTCTGCTTCACGGCAAGAAATGTCTGCTGAGTACGTCAATGCTTCTAGGATGGCCCGCTACACGGATTCACAACAATACCCAATTACTCCCATTACGAGCAACCCATTCGTTAATGTGAGGTACTAGTGGCTAAGTCACGATTCCTTCAAAATAACTTTGTTAGCGGAGAGCTATCTCCGTTGTTGCGTGGCCGTACTGATATTAATCAGTATTACCAAGGCTTGCAGACTGCTAAAAATGTAGTCTTAGTCCCACAAGGCGGTGTCAAAAGAAGACCTGGCACTCAGCATATTGGTGTAGCACCAGAAAAGATTTTAAGCACTGGTTTAGGCACTTTAACTATGCCTAATGGCGGTACTCCTGCTACGTTGCGGGATGGGGATGATGCAACTACTACGTCTACCACTGTAGGCATATCTACTACTAATCCATATATCGTTGCACAATTAGATTTTGGCACAGCACAAACCATTGTCTTTATTGATCTTAGACGTATTAGTTTGTCTGCTGGCACGTCTAGCGAGTTTAAAATACAGAAATCTCAAGATGGTGTTGCATGGACTGATGCGATTGACGTTCCATTAATAGGAACTAACCCGCAGGATTTTAGGTTTTATCTTCCAGAGCTAGGATTGTCTACAAGGTATTGGAGGCTGGCCCGTATTGGGGCTACTGATTTAACCACTACCACAGTTACAATGGCTGGTTTTGGATTTATGATGCGAGCTGGCGGCATTGTTGATCCATCAGAAGCCAAGCTAATAGACTTTAGCGTTGAGACTGACAGAAATTATGTGTTAGTTCTAACCGATCAAAATATAAACATATATAAGAATCCTGGCACCTATGTAGCGTCAGTTAAAATGCCGTTTACGTCAGATCAAGTTGGGACTGTGCGTGACACGCAAACTGAAAGCGTTATGTTGTTGTTTCATGAGGACGTTCCAACACAACGCCTTATCAATTTAGGGACAGATGAAGATTGGTTCCTAGATGAAGCGCCATACACTAATGTTCCTACTTATGATTTTGATGATGATCTTAGTCCTACACCTGTCAATGAAGTGCAAGATTTTGAATTTCATTCGATGAATGATGGCGCTCAATATCAAATTGATGTTGAAGGGGTTTTGTCAAAAAACATTACTTATGTTGGGTCTGGAGCTACACAACAAAGCTCTACTGCATTTAACTTGCAAAAAAATCTGCAAGAAATGCCAACGTTTGGAGATACAGGGGTATCTGTTGCATATTTATCTGGAACTACATTTAGGGTAACTATCAGCGGAGAGTCTACTAAAGATTTTGAGTTATTTTCAGGGTTCCCAACAAGGGCGCATTCGTCATCTGCGGAAGTTCGGATTACGAAATTTGCAACTGGATCTCCTAGAAAAGAACCTGTTTGGTCTGCTAACCGTGGTTATCCTAAGACTGCATGTTTCTTTGAAGGCCGATTAGTTCTAGGTGGTACAAAATCTAAGACTGCATCTATTTTCTTTTCTAAGTCTGGATCTTTCTTTGACTTCGATATTGATGACGGAGATGACGATGAAGGCATATTTGCCACCATATCATCACGCAAGCTGAATGAGATTATCGACGTTTATCCAGGCCGAAACTTACAGGTATTTACATCTGGGGCAGAATTTTCTGTTACTAGTAAGCCTGTCACACCTACTTCCGTTGGCATCACTCCGCAGACTAATCACGGGGCATCCTATATAGAGGTAGTAGACGTAGATGGATCTACCATATTCGTAGATAGAAACGGTAAAACTGTCTATGATTTTGTCTATTCGTTTAATGAAGATGCTTACGTTACGCATGACAGGTCTGTACTTTCATCACACTTGATTAAGCAGCCTACTGACATGGCTATGTTGTCTGGTACAACTAGCGAGGATGCCAACTGGCTATTTATAACCAATACTGATGGTACGGTTACTATTTTAAATACGTTGCGAGATCAAGACATTAATGGGTTTACGCAATGGATTTCTGCATCTACAACATATCCTGGAGACACTACTCCTGAAGACAGCGTAGTAACTAACGCTTCAGTAGTAGACGATGAGTTGTACATGATCGTTAAGCGTAAAGTAGACGCTCATAACACTACTGAGTACCACATTGAAAAGTGGTCTTTTGATCACTTAATGGACGATTCCATCATATTTAATCCTGGCCCTGCGGATACTACGATATCTGGCCTATACCATTTGAACGGATTAACAGTACAGCTTGTGGCAGATGGTATTGTATTGCCAGAACGGACTGTAACTGCGGGAGTTATTACGCTTACATCTGAAGAAGTAGGCTACACCAACGTAGAAGTAGGGCTAAACTTTCCTGTAGAAGTAACCGGTATGCCTCTAAATACCAATATAGGCAGTGGTGAAAACCAGATGCGTATCAAGCGTATCGTTCGTATGAACATCAGAGTCTACCAGTCTTATGGATACTATGTAGATGGTCAGCCAGTGCCTATCAGAGAGTTTGGTTATTCTTCAGTATCACCGTTAAATACTTCTCCTAATGCAAAAACTGGCATAATAGAAGATGTATTAAATACAATAGGCTGGACTAGGGATGCAATGCCATCGATAACGGCACCAGATCCTACTCCAGTACACATACAGATGATTGAATACGAGGTTGAATCATCGTGAACGTAGCGTTACAGAGCAATATCTACAGGGCACAGGACGTTATGCTGTCCATGCCACAGGCTGAGACCGAGACTAGGCACCATTTTGCTGATGGGATCTATGCTCGTGAGTTATTCATCCCTGCTGGGGTATGTTTGGTAGGCGCATTGCACAAGACCAACCACCTATTTACGGTGTCTCAGGGCGAATGTGTAGCGGTAACGCACGAAGGACGAGAAGAAATTAAGGCTCCATACATGGGTCAGACTCAACCAGGCATGAAGCGAGTAATATATGCAATTACTGATACGGTGTGGACTACATTCCACGTTACCGAGGAAACAGATGTGGATAAGATAGCAGAGCAAATTATCGAATTGGAGGCAATCTAATGACTTGGGTAATTACCGCAGCAGTAATTGGAGGGGCCGCTGGAGCAACAGCAGTTGGTGGCGGTGCGGCAGTAGCAATTGGTGCTACATTAGGTTTAACAACCGGCCTTTCTGCCAGAGGTCAATATATTTCTGGCAAAACGCAAGAAATTGAGCTTAAACGACAAGCCGAAGAAGAACGTCTAGCTGCTCAAAGCCGTGAATTGCAACGTAGAGAAGAATTAAACCGAGCACTTGCTGCTAATGTAGTAGGTCAATCTATGTCTGGAATCTCTGGAGAAGGTACGCCAGCCAGCATTGCATTGGCCAGTGCCAAGAAGGCCGGTTTAAGTGAGTCTACTATTGGCTTATCTGAAAAATTAAGACAAGCGCAATTGCGGAGACAAGCTTCATCTGCACGTCAAACTGGAAAATTACAGTCTGCGTCTACGTTGTTAAGCGGTACAGCACAAATTGCCCAGTTAGCGCCTGGCGGAGAGTAACATGGCCCAGAAGCCTATTGGATATTACGGAGAGTTCAGGCCCACGGGAGTAGATCAGTCTGCTGCACGTAGGTTTGAGGCGCTTGCTGGCCTAGCAGATCAAGTAGGCGATATTGCGTTCCAGATAGGAGCCAAGCGAGCAGAGAAGATAGGCGCTGAGAAAGGTGAGAAAGCTGGTCGTGCTGCGGCAGAACGGTTGGCCAAGCCACAACCAAAAGTAGGCCCACCAGAAGATGTAGAGACACCTAAGACTAGAGAAGGATTTTTGGCATCTATGTCCATAGAAGCTCAGGCTTACAATTCG